GTCGGGCTGACCGGGCGCGAGCGCGACTTTTTGCAAAGCCGAGAGCTCGACGCCGGTCAGGCGGGTTTGGACGTCGGTTGATGTTATGGTGATCCAGGACATAAGCAGAGATTTCAGATTTGATATTTCAGATGGCGGATTATTCAGAGGTGAAGACGATGGGCGTGGAACTGACGGTTGAGCCGTCGGCGCACATGAGATAATTGGTGCCGGCGGCGGAGGCGGTGACGGTGGCCACGGCGGAGCCGGCGGCGGCAGTGCAATACCAATAGTCGGCATTGGTGGTGACGGTGCTGATGGCTGTGCCGGTGGAGAGCGTCAAGGCTGCGATATTATTGGTGGCGCCAGCGCCCAGATCGGAGCCACTTACCCATACATGCAGGACACGGTAGCCGGCGAGATCGCCGCCGGCGATGGACTTGGCCTGGATGGTGACGGCATTCGTCAACAAATTGGTGGCGGGTGTGAGACCGGGGGCGCCCCAGACACTGGCTTGCAGGTTGGTCAGGATGGGCATGGCGACGGGATCGGATTCCGGCCCGCGGCCGTAGCCGGCGTCGGCGTGGGCAAGGCCCGCGCAGGTCAGGCAGACGGAGATGATAAGCAGAATGTTTTTCATGATGATTTTGCCTTTCGGATTGGGGTTTTGCGGATTCGGCTCGCTCGGAGAGCTCGCCCTACCTTTTTTTGCGGAACGGATTGGAAAATTTGCGCCGGGGAGGTTTTTGCAGCGCGCGCCTCCCCGGCGCGTATTTCATTGGGGTATTTTTAACTGATGGTGTTCTTGCGGATGCCGAGGGTGGAGGTGATCACGATGTTGCTGTAGTGCTCGACCGTGATGTCAACCAGCTTGGCGCTGATCTGCTGTTCGTAAACGCGGAGGAATCCGCCACCTTCGCAGGTGGAGACGAAGCGCTTGATATTGCTGGACTCGTCCGGGCTCTGGCCGGCTTCGGCAAAGAAGCTCAGGACCAGGTTATTGACGATCTCGGCCTTGGCGGTCTTGCTCGACGCATACCGCTCGCGCGAGATACGCACTTCATCCACACCCAGGAACCCGGCCAACTCGGCACGGGTCATGGTGCTGGAGTTCCCCTGCCCCTTCAAGTTCTGGGCACGCAGGGAGAGCAGGCGCTTCGACCAGGCGGTATCGCCATAGAGAATCCGGTTCGGCCGGATGCCAGCGGCGTTGACGGCCGCCAGCAGTGCGGTCAGCATATCCATGTCCGGGTCTTTGAGGGCGGTGGTATCCCACGTGCAAGCCGTGTTGGTGGCGGCGGCGGAGATGACGGCGATTGCGCGGCGCAGGTCGTTACGCCAAATGCGGCGGATCAGGCGGCCGGTGATGATCTCGCGCCAGTTGGGTTGAGCGGAGACCTGATCCAAATCCGCGCGGAAGGTCAGACCCTTGTTATAGGTCTTTTCATTGACGGATTCGCCGGTGTATTGGACGAGCTTGAAGTCCGAACCAATGGCGCGGATGTCGTCGGTTTCGGAGTAGAACTCCTCGGCGTTGGTAGCCTTTTTGAACTCGAAGCGCCGGGCAGTGGGGACGCGCGGGGCGACAAATTCCAGGGAACTCTCGATGTCATTCGGATCGCGGAAGCCAATGCCGAAGGTGGTCAAGGGTTCGGAATAGAACTGCTCGGTGAACCGCGCCTCGTTGGCGAGGACGATTTCACCGACGGCAAGATTGCCGTCATCGCGGCGGAGGGCCGGGATTGCGTTGCTCAGCAGGATAGGTTGGTTTTTCATACGGATGATGCTCCTTTGATTGATGGAGGTTTACGGTTCGACGGGTTCAGCGGTTGATGATGGTTATGGTTGACGGGTTATCCGGAGACGACGCGCTGGACGGGCACGCAGTGGGCGACTTCGATCAGATCGTCCTGTGCGGTGGCGGCGTTGATGGCGCGGCCAACGATGTAATAGGTGCCATTGGTGATGCCATCAATGGTCTGGACACGTCCGGCGGCGGCGGCGACGACGAAGTCGCCGGCGTCAATGGCGGCGTGTGCGACCATGAGGATGGTGCCTTGTTTCTGGCCCAGCAATTGGACGTTGATATTGTCCTCGGCGGCGGTGCATTCATCGTCACAGACACCCAGCGGGACTTCCGTGCCGGCGGTGGTGACGGCGACATGGTCGGCATCCGAGCCGATTTTGACCAGGGCGTGGCGCAACGCCTGCGCGGCATCAGCCAGCTTGGTGATATTACCGTCGCCATGGACGCCTTCAGCAACGGAATTGCTGAGATACAACATCGGCTGGCGCGGGCCCAGCATTTTGCGGAACAGGTTGATGACATGTTTCATACTTCGACTTCCTTTCTGATTTTTTTTGATACTGCGGTTTGATTGATAGTTTCGGACAGATAACCGGACGGCGGGGACGCCGTCCCTCCCACGCGGGGTGTTATTTGGTTGGGGTTTGCATGTTCTCGAACAGGGCCGGGTTGCCGCGCTGGATGGCGGCATAGGCGGTGGTGTAGTCCTCTCCGGACTTACCCATGCGCTCATTGACGAGCAACAAGATATTGTCGCGGCGGGTGTGGGCGTCGCGGTTGGCCTGGGCGTTGGAATTGCGTGCGCCGAGGCCGGCGGTTTGAGACCGGGTATTGACGGCGGGCTTGGCGTTGGAGAGCTCGACCAGCTTTGCGTCGAGGTCTTTCTCCAGATCGGCGGCCCACTGGGGCTTTTGGGCTTCGGTGATCTGGCCGGCGGCGACGGCGTTGGCGAGGATCAGGTCAATCCGCGCCTTGCGCTCGGATTGAATGTTGGCTTGCAGGATCGCTTCCTTCGCGGTCCGCTCGGCGCGCTCGTTGGAAAGCGCGGTCTCGGCGGCCGTGCGGGAGGTCTTTTCATTCGCGACGGCGGTGGCGCCGGCGGCGGCCACTCCCTTGAGCTGCGTGATGGCGGCGACGATTTGCTCGTCCGTGGCGTCAGGGGCCAGGCCGAGCAGTTGGATGAGTTGTTCTCTCATGGCTGTGGTTACTCCTTGTGTTTGCTGCGTTTCGTTGGCCAGGGGCAGGATACCCTGGATGTTCGGGTCGTTCGTCAGGCCGAGCGAGACCCATTTGGCCGGCTCGACCACCGGCATATTGTTTACGCGGACGCCGGCCAGCGGCCGGCAACCCCAGCGCGGGGAAAACCATTTGTAATGGGCGTTGGATAAAAGCTCCAGGCCGGCGCGGCTCCAGCGCGGCTTGACATAGAAGCCATCGTCCCGGGCTTCCATATCGAGCACCCAGCCGTAGGCTTTGCGATCGGGGAATTGATTGGTCAGGGCCGGCTCGTCCGGGTGGCCGACATAGATCGGGCTGCCACCAAACATCCGGCCCAGACTGGCGGCCAAGGAATGGAAGTTGGCAACCATGATCTCGGAGGATTGCCGGGTCAGGCGCTGCATGACGCCTTTGCCATGCGGATGATCGCCGTAAGGAATCCGGAGCCATTCCGCGGGGCGGCCGTCCTCGCTCGTGGCCAGGTTGAATTCATTGGAAAAGCACGCCAGGGTGTCAGGCGGTTGGGCGGCGGAGTTGGATAGGAACTGAAGGATGCGCATAGGATTATCTCCGGACGTGTTTAAAAAGGATGACTTCGGCGTTGGTGGAACTGGTTTCGATCCGCAGGTGGTCGGTGGCCGGGGTGACGTTGTAAACGCCGGCCGGATTCCAGACGGCGGCATCGGCAGTATTGGTGGCGGTGAACAGGGTATTGGAAATGCTGATGGCGTTGGTGGAGACCAAGGGGTTGAGGATGCCGGTGCGGACGTGGCTGACGATCAATACCGCGCCGGTGGGTGAGTCGCGGAAGTGGGCCAGGATGCCGGCGGGATACCAGGCGACGGGCTCACCGCCGGAAAGCGGGGCGTTGGTGGCCGGGATGACGGCGGTGGCGGCGTTGGTGACGATAAAGGTGTCCGAGCCGGCAAAGATGTCGGCGTGGGCGGCGGGCATCGCGGCGAGAAACACCGCAATGAGGATTTCAAAGGGCAGATTTGACGATTTTTTCATAGGTGGTCTCCATGGTTGGTGGTTTTGGTTAAGGGTTTTGACGCGTTGCCGTCAAAATCGCATGCAACGCTATTGCAAACGGGCGATCTCCCCGCCGCGCGGGTGAAAGGGGCACCCCCCGGATTTTCCGGGAGATCGTCGTTTGTAGGGCATTTTTCATAGGTTTCATTTTACGGCGGTTTTGGCGGCGGATCCGGCAATGGCGCCGATGGCGGTGGCGGTGGCGGTAATGGTCTCGGAATCACCCTTGCCGGAGTATCCTTCGACGGTAATTGTGGCGTTCGAGGCCGAGACGGTGATTTTAGGGACCTCGACGTTTTTCAGGACGGTAGTGATGCGCGCATCGCCGCAGGGCGTGGGGATGCGGTAGGAAGCGCAGCCGGCAGCCAGCAGGATCATGGCCAACAAGCAACTGGCAGTAAGTTTCGTTTTCATTTCTGACTCCTGTTTTTGTTCATGGGAGGGCCGGCCTGGCGGGCAACATGCCCGCCCTCCCGTTGTTTAAACCTGGCGGGCAACATGCCCGCTCGCCCGTTGACTCGATATTTCAAGAAAGCGGCGATAAGCGGAATTTGGGTTGACCTCGTCAAAGTCACGATGTTCATCCCGCAGGTCGAGGTGCGGCCAGAGCAGGCGGGCGGCGGCTTCGGAGCAGACCAGGCGATCCGGGCTGGGCGGGACACGGATGCCCAAGCGCTCGAAGGCCCACATCATGGCGAGTTGCCAGGCGAAATAGCCCTTTTTGCCGACCCATTCCGAACAGGTCAGGTAAATCCGGTGGGCGGCATAACCCGTGAGGCCAGGTATGCGGTGGATTTTCAAGCGTCCGCCGGCCACCCAAAAGGCCTGTAATTTTTCACGGGGTTTTGGCCCGGCAAATCCATCATGATACAAACACTCAAAATATATCTCCCGGCCATCGGCCATGGTGAAACCGACGCCCATGTGGGCCCACGCGTCCGATTTATCCGGCAGCCGGCGGCCGGTGACGCGAACAATGAGCCAGGTCAACGGCGATCGAATTCGCGCAGTCCAGAAAAGCCACACACTAATCGCCGGGTTGTGTTTTTTTGATTTCATTTTTGCATGCCTTCCAAAAGAGACACACCCAGGATGCCCTCGAAGTATTTTTGGGTGTCCGGGGTAGCGTTGATGGCGCGGAGGATTTCCGGCAACCGGAATTTGAGATTAGAAATTTCAGATTTCAAATCACCGGCCGGCGCGGCCAGGATGCGGGCAATTTCCGCGCGCAAAGGCGCGAGGGATTTGTCCTGAGCAACAAGCAATTGATCCCGTAATCCGGCCAGGGCCATGCCGATTGCCGCCTGGTCAGGAAGGGATGGAGTGGCGGAATTGGTGAAAGAGGCCGATGCCGGCGAACCGGTCGCGGGAGCCTCCCGGAGGCGAGCGGGAGGTGGCGGGTTGCGGCCGGGTTGGGCGGTGCCGGCATCGGCGGAAAGGGAACGGGACGGGGGCGTCCCGGCTCCAAGGACGGAAGGGAACGGCTCGCCAGGGACGGCTCGCCCCAGCAGTAGATCGTTGGGGTCGGGTTGCGGGCGATTGTAGCGTTCCAAGAGGCTGTCAATGCTGATCGGCACACCGGCCTGGTGCAAGAAGCTGTCCACAGCAATTTCCTGCTGGATGTTTTTGCGCTGGCTGGTTTTGATTTTAATGTAGGCCAAGGGCAGGACGCCGGGGCCGAAATGGTATTCGATGACGCGCCGGTCGAGGTTGCGCGAGAGGGTTTCGGATAGCCATTGGCAATCATCCTGCTCCAGTATGGCGGTTTCATCGCCCTGGAGGCTGGCGCCCTGGCCAGCATCGGACGTTTTTCCGCTCAGTGTGGAGAGGTCTGCGCCGCGCCAGATGGCGGCCATGGCGCGATCCATACGCTCGACCAGCGGCGGATACGGAATTTGGCCGGTGGTGGAGAGGTCAATTTTTTCGATTGAGCCGCTGGAGTTGGTGACCATTGAGAGCTCGGCGGCGAAATTTTGGACGGCCTCGACCATGGTATCCCATTCGTCCGAGCCTTTGGCGGCATCGGTTTTGCCGTGGATGCCGGGCATACCATGGCGGGCGTTGTAGATGACCCAGTCACGCAGGGACATGGTTTTATACATGTATGCGACGGAACAGGCCGGCATAAGGCCGGGGCCGACGGAGACCATCCATGATGTGTCATCCATCGGGACGCCTTCGATTATGCCTTCGGATTGAAGGAAGCGCAGGCGGCCGGTAGTGTGCTCGAAGAACCAGAGCGGGACAAAGCGGAGTTCGGCGGTGAGCCCGGCCGGGCCGGACGGCTGCCAGACAATTTCGTGGATGGCGTATTTTTTTGCGATGGCGTCCATCATCTGGCGGATCAGCAGGGATACTTCACCGCGTTCATTTTCGTCAATGGCATTGACGGCGGTGAGGTTGTTGTAGAAATTTTCCAAGACTTCCTTGTGGCGGTCGGCTTCGGCTTGTTGTTCCTTGGGGACGGAGTCGAGTGTGAGGATTTCCCAGCCATGGCGGGCGGCGGCAGCCTTGCGTTTGGAGATGACGCCGGCGAGAGTGTCGTCCCGCTCCTCAATGGCGTCCCAGATGAGCGCGCATTGGCGCAGGTAACCGGTTTTAAAGGAGTCGAGGTATTGGGCGAGGAGTTCGGGCGTCAGTGATCGGATAGGATTAAACCGCGAGCGCAGGTAGAGGCGGACCCGTTCGGCGGAGACTTTTGGGGCGGATTGTTGTGAAATCATTGGTCAGGCTCCGATCAGGCGGCGGTTGAAGTGGGCGGCGCGCCGGGCGGCAAAGCCGCCGGCGAACGGTGAGCCGCCGGCCATGGCGGGCGGGTGGGAGACAGCGGCGCAGGCAAACGGGCCGGCGTTGGTGCCGGCGGCATGCAAGGCCAATGCAAAGCTCCAGAAATGGTCGGCGTGGCCCTGGTCGTCGCGTGTGGCGGCAATGGAGACGCGGCCGGCGGCGGAGACGATTTTTTCCGGCTTGCGCAGGTCGTCGCGGAGTTGGACGTCCGCGGGCTGTTTGATGCGGTGGTCTTCGTAGACTTGGAGCATTTCGGTGGCCATGGCTTCGGTGATGCGCATGGTTTCGCGCTTACGGCCTTCGGCGAGGGCGATCTTGTTGACCGGGACGGTTGTGGAAAAATCCACACCAAGGATGCGGCCGGCGCCGAAGGCGTCCTGGGAATATTCCACGAGTCCAAGGCCGAGGCCGGTCATGTCAATGGCGGCGCGGCGGAATTTGGGAAGCTTGCAGACGACGCCCAGGCGTTGCTGTTGCTGGGGCAGGCGCATATTTTCAATACGCAGGATGGCGCGGGCAAAGAATTCGCGGCCGAAGCGCTCCATGGCGGTAATGACGGTGAGGTCGCGCCGGCGGCCGACATCCACGCCGATAAACAGGTCGCCCTTGGCGCGCCAGAGCATGGCGATGGCGGCGGGGCTCCAGTCCTGCTCGCAGAGCACGCCGCAGGTTTCCGATTCGGCGGCGGTGATGAGTTCGTGCGTCAGCAGCACCAGGTTCGAGTCGCCGGGGATGTTTTCGTAGTTCTGGTCATAGGCGCGCTTATCGAGCGCCAGAGCGCGCGCCTGGTCAGGGGTGATTTCCGCGCGAGTGACGGGGTGGTAAATCTTCAGGCCCATTTTCCAAGCGTCGGAGCGGCGGACGGCGATGACTTTATACACGCCGGAGTTCATCATCTCCCACATCATGCGCTTGCCATTGAGGGTGGACGCGATCCGGCAGAGGTAGTCCGGATTGCTGGAGAGGATCGGCTCGGCGGCTTCCCAGATGCCGCGCTGGTCTTCGTGCCAGTCGAATTCGTCAAGGATCAGATCGCCGGAGAAGCCGCGGGCGGTGCGGGCGGATGCGGCGAGGACTTTGATGCGGCCGGTTTTACCGGAGACGGTGACGCGCGTCTCCATGTTCATATTTTCGTAGGTGACGTCCGGTGAAAAGTCCTGCTGCTCGAAGGCGGCGCCAAGTTTATCGCAGACCTCGGCCACCTTCATATTGAGCTCCTGGCCGTTGTCGCGGGAGTTGGAGAGGATGACCACCAGCCGACCCGGGCGGGTGAGCAGGCGATCCACCGCCCAGGCGGCCAGAACAAATGACTTGCCGATCTGGCGCGACCAGGGCAGGATGACGACGCCGGTCTGGCGGTCGTTAAAGACCTCGGTCTGATATGGGCGGAATTGGATGAGGGGGGTTTTCATTTTTTTGCCGGGAGCTGTTGAATTGAGTAACCGCCCACCGTGGATTTCACCAAGTATTCGTTGCCATTTTTGTCGCACAGGATTTTCCCCGGCTCCGGGAATTCGTCTTCAGGCTTGCAGCTTTTGACGGTGCCGAACGCGATGCCAATAACCACCATTAACATTGAGAAAAAGATGATGTAATTGCTCATTTGTTACTCCGGGGTGGCTCCGAACAGGGCTTTGCGGACGGCCAGCAACTTGGCGTCGCCATCCAGCGACTTATCACCGGCGATATGCCGGAGCTCCGGCAATTGCGCAAGGGCCGCCTTCGCGGCGGAAAATTCAAACCGTTCGCGGTCGAGTTTGAGTTGGTCGGCTTTTAGTTCCTGGTCGCGGTTTTTGGTGAGCAGCATGTAGAGGGCTTTGACATCCTTCGGCGCCGCATGCGGGCTGATGGCCAGTTCAAAAGCCTTTTGTTTCAACGCGGCGATGGTGGCGGTGTCGAACTGGCCGGGCCGGGCGCGGGCGGCCTCGGCGATTTCATCGGCCGTGGCGGCGGCTTGATGCATGCGGGTGATCAGTTTCAGGCTGCAGACGTCATCCCAGAATGCCGAGAGCGCGCCAAGGGACGTGGTGACGCCGAATTCCTTTTCCACCAGTTCCTTGGCTTTATGGTAAGGAATATTGGAGAGCAACCAGTCGGCGAGCTGGGCTTGCTGCTCTTCCGGCAGGGACATGAGTTTTGAGTCTGAACGGGGTTTGCGCATGATGAGAGTTCAGCGGTTGTTTGCGAGGATGGCTTTTCCTTCCGGGGTGATGAACCATTTGTTAGCGCGGTCAATTTCATCCACGATATAGTCCACCCAGCCCTTGTCCTTGGCGTGTTGTAGGTGTTCGCGGATGGTGGCCATGGTCTGGACACCAGGCTGGGATGCGTTAAATTGGCCGTAGATGACGTTCTCGCGGGCGGGGTATCCGCCCATCGAGTTCAGGACTCCGAGCAGGCGTGTCATGGTTTCAATTTCGATCATGGTTTCCTCTTATCCTCGAATTTACCGCGAATAAAGGCGACGCCCTCGGCGATGGTGTTGATGCGCGTATGGAGGTCCTGGCGGTCTTTTTTCCATTCGTTTTGCATGGCGGAGAATTTAGCTTCGATGGCGGCATGGCGGGCGGTGCATTCGGATGTGCTGGGCGAGCCGTCGGTCGGCGCGGACGGCTTGCGCTGGAAACCGCCGGTAAGATTTTTGAACAGTTGAAAGGCATAATTTACGATCACCACGACGCACGCGCCGCAGAAGAGCCACTGCCCCACCTCGCCGGCGCTCACGGCGGGAATTTGACCCAACATCAATGGCGCGAGTGGCGCGAGCGAGTGAACGTCATGCAGCATGTGGTGATCCTTTCGTTTTTCGCGCCGGCATCCGGATCGCGAAGACAAAACTGGAGCGCCGTTTTGCCCGCCGCAATTCGCGGGTCAGGTTCCGCCAGGGTCGTTTATGATTGCTCATTTTCCAGCCTTACATTTCACCAACTTGCCTTTAC